GTAACTCCACTATCAAGAATATTGATAGTGGCCACTGCATTGGCGGCTAACTTGCTTTGCGTAATACCACTATCGACAAGTTGATTGGTGCCGACACTATTACTCGCCATTTTCGCGAGAGTAACAGCACTATCAATAATGTTGATTGTTGCAACGCTGCCACTTGCCAGCTTGGATTGCGTAACTCCACTATCAAGAATATTAATAGTCGCCACGCTTCCAGAGGCTAACTTCGCTTGTGTAACTCCGCTATCGGCAATGTTGACAGTTGCAATGGAAGAAGCGGCAAGTTTTTCTTGCGTGATACCACTTGCGGCAATATTAACTGTTGCTACGGCATTAGCGGCAAGCTTTGATTGTGTAACACCGCTATCAACTAGCTGAACAGTGCCGACGGCGTTTGAAGCTAGCTTTACCTGCGTAATTCCACTGTCAACGAGCTGAGCAGTGTTAACACTTCCATTCGCCATCTTGGCGAGCGTAATGGCGCTATCAACAATATTGACAGTGTTAACGGCATCACTTGCGAGCTTTACCTGGGTAATACCACTATCGACAAGGTTAACAGTAGAAACCGCTCCGGCTGCTAATTTTGACTGAGTGATACCACTGTCAACAAGATTTACAGTTGCAACGGCATTGGCGGCAAGCTTTTCTTGAGTGACGCCACTGGTAACAAGCTGAGCAGTGTTAACACTTGCGCTTGCCATTTTGACAAGCGTCACCGAAGCATCAATAATATTAACCGTATTGACGGACCCACTCGCCAATTTAGCTTGAGTGACGCCACTGTCAACCAGTCGATTCGTATCAACACTATTATTTGCTAGTTTTGCGAGCGTTACAGAGGAATCAATGAGATTGAGAGTGTCAACGGCTCCGCTGGCAATCTTGACTTGCGTTATACCACTATCAACGATATTGATAGTAGCTACTGCATTAGCAGCAAGCTTTGATTGGGTGACGCCACTATTGACAAGATTAACTGTTGCTACTGCGTCAGCAGCAAGTTTGCTTTGCGTGATGCCACTGTCGACAACTTTCGCAGTGTCTACACTGTTTGACGCGAGTTTGGCAAGTGTAATTGCACCATCAATCACATTGATCGTATTGATAGCGTCGCTAGCCAGTTTTGCTTGAGTGATGCCGCTATTGACAATTTGAGAAGTACCAACGCTATTGCTTGCCATTTTGGCAAGTGTGACAGCGCTATCGATAATATTTATGGTGTCAACTGATCCGCTCGCTAATTTGGATTGAGTGACACCACTGTCTACAATATTGATAGTAGCAATGCTTCCAGCGGCTAATTTTGCTTGCGTAACGCCACTATCTACCAAGCTGATAGTTGCCACTGCATTAGCAGCTAGTTTGGCTTGGGTGACGCCGCTATCAACCAAGTTGATAGTTGCAACTGCATTGGCAGCTAGCTTTGACTGAGTGACTCCACTGTCAGTTATGTTGACTGTAGCCACTGCATTTGTGGCTAGTTTTGACTGCGTAACACCGCTAGTAACAATCTGTGCCGTATCAACACTATTGCTTGCCATCTTGGCAAACGTAATCGCGCCGTCAATGATGTTGAGAGTATCAACAGCTCCGCTAGAAAGCTTCGACTGAGTGATGCCGCTATCAATGACATTAATAGTGCCTACTGCGTTTGCAGCGAGCTTACTTTGAGTGATTCCGCTATCAACCACGTTGACTGTGGCCACTGCATTTGCAGCTAATTTTGCTTGCGTAACGCCGCTATCAACAAGCTGTGCTGTATTGATGCTTCCATTCGCCATTTTGGCAAGCGTGATCGCGCCATCGATAACATTGATGGTCGCAATCGCCCCACTGGCCAACTTGGCTTGTGTAACACCGCTTTCTACTAACTGGGCGGTGCCAACACTGCCGCTCGCCATTTTGGCAAATGTAACGGCATTGTCAATGATATTGATGGTGGCAATTGATCCGCTTGCAAGCTTGCTTTGCGTAATGCCACTATCAATTACGTTGATCGTCGCAACGCTGTTTGCAGCCAGCTTGCTTTGAGTAATGCCGCTATCGACAACATTAATGGCTGCTACCGCATTGCTTGCCAGCTTCGCTTGTGTAATTCCACTGTCTACCAACTGGGCAGTATTAACACTGTTGCTAGCCAGTTTGGCCGAAGTAACAGCGCTGTCAACAATATTGATTGTCGCAACCGCATTACTTGCTAGTTTCGATTGCGTAATCCCACTGTCAATAATGTTGACAGTCGCAACACTATTAGCGGCAAGCTTCTCTTGCGTAACACCACTTGCAATCAAATTGATAGTGTTAACACTGTTTGAAGCTAGCTTGGCAAAAGTGACGCCACTATCAACAAGATTAATTGTTGCCACTGCATTAGCGGCTAACTTGCTTTGCGTGATGCCGCTGGCAGCAATGTTAATAGTCGCCACCGCGTCAGCGGCAAGCTTTGCTTGCGTGATGCCGCTATCCACCAATTGCGTAGTGCCAACTGAATTGGCTGCCATCTTGGCAAGGGTGACGCCATTAGCCGCTAAATGAACGGTGTCAATGGCACCTGCACTGATATTGACGCCCGTGATTCCACTGGTTTGAATCTTGGCAGAGGTAACGGCTCCATTCAGAATTTTGGCAGTCTCTACTGCATCACTAGCAAGCTTGCCTGCCGTGACCGCCAAATTGTCAATCTTGCCAGTGGTAACGCTTAAATCTTCAAGAAGAGAAGTGTTGATGGTATTGCCAGTGGCAACCACGCCAAGCTCTAAAGTGGAGCGAGCGGCAGCAGCATTTGCATCATCAAGAAGAGTGCGAATATAAACAGTGCAATCAATCTCTTCCACATTGCCAGTGGAAGCACTGCGCCCAAGGAGCTTATTTGCGCTTACTTGCTGAATCTTGTCATAAGTAAGCGTATTCGGGGCGATGGAAACACCAGTGAGTTTTGCAACGCTGGTCTGATTAATTTTTGAGATGTCAAGCGTTGCAGCATCGGCGACATTAAAGCCCGCTTGAATCAGGCTTTTAACCTGCACCTTCTTGGTCTGACTAGCGCTAACGTCTGCAATAGGCAGTACGTCATTAGAAGCTACGCCTCCCTGAGGAAGTTCGACGAGTTCCGTAATTCTTTGATCGGCCATCTCTCAAAAAGGCAGTGCTAAATACAGTCTAGTCTCTCTCGATAATAGCTATTATTGCCCGCCTCTCTTAGCCTTGTTAGTCGGTCAGTTCTTTCAGGAGATAATCAAGACCCTGCTCAAGATAAATAGCGTCGTTATCCTCTTTCAAGATGTATTCGGGGGGAATGCCCACTCGCAGCCTGAATTCGCCAGTTGTCACAAAATCGACCGAGCAGGCCACCAAGGCATCAGAGGTGACGGTCACTCCAGCCCTGGTGACAACTGCTTCAATTTCGTAATACACTTCCTCCCTAAAAGTGGGAGTTTTATCCACCGAAGACAAGGAAAGCAACGACTTGAAGTTGCTGCCTATTTCTAGGCGATTGATTACTTGCAGTAGGAATAATGGAATGTCTTGGTTCCCAATGTTTTCATAGCTAAATAAGCACTCAATACTACCGTTTCCACTTAACAATCCAGCGGAATATTGCTGCTTAAACCGATCAGACAAGCTTGTTGTTTCTATCGCGCCTCTGTCAGTATTGATCTCAAACGATGTGACGGAACCAAGCGTGTTATATCTCGTGTCCCTTACCGCCACCGAGATTTCAATGGGTTCGCCATAAAACTGAGCAAGTGCATATTCATCTGCCCGTTCATTATTAATAGCATCACCAAAAACTTCAAAAAGACGGATACCGCCAGCTTGGTTTACATGAGCATAAGCCCTAACATTGCTTTGAATGACGAAATCGCTTAGTCTAAATTCGTCATATCCATCAGGAGGCAAATCGCTAGTTGTACTAATTTCATCGTCCAACCAATCGGGAAGTCCCGCTGTACTTCCAGATGACCACACCACTGCGCTATAGCCATCAACATCTGGCCCTGGAACACTCCAGAATGTTGCTGGCATAAATAAAAGCCCTCTGGGATCTTCCGTGGTAATTTCAAGAAGATCACCAGTAAGCAAATTATCTTCACTGCCGTCAAAGCTAAAGCGATTTAATGTGGTATTGACATCGCTAGCCGAAACATTAGCCGTGAAAACATTTTCACCTCCTCGCTGAAGCTTGATAGCGCCTGTATGGCCAACAAAAAACGTCATCTCGCTTCAGCGACTATTCTTCCATTGTACGAACAATGCAGATTGTAAATTAAGTTTCCTATCAAGTGGTGCCAGTGAGCACCACTGCGTCGAGGGGACCGTCAATGGTAAAGTTGAACGACACAGTAGTTAGCTCATCGGTGGAAGAAGCAATGCTTGCACTATTGATGTAGGCATCAGCATTGAATGATTGACTTGTGCCCACTTCAAAAGTAAGATTTACACGATCACTTTCAGTGACGGCACCAGTCTTGGTGATCCGCTCAAGAAGATTCGTCACGTCAGTAGCGTCGCCGTTGTAATAAGACAACGTAGCGCTGCCAGTGGCGCTAAACAGCCCAGGAGTGAATGTGTTGGCACTATCTCCGAGTGCCGTGGTGTCCAGCATATTCACGGATGTATCAAGAGTCCAGTTGCGAACCTTTGACACTTCACTGCCACCAAGACGCAGCTTGCCAGTGCGACCAGTATAAAAAGGCATTGTCTTAAAGCTTTTTGTTTATGATAGCAAAATTCTAGATTATGTCACCCATCAATAGTGAACAAACTCTCGGCTTGCCGAGCGATTAAAGAACGCGTAATGCCACCTTCTTCTACACATGGGTGTTCATTTGCTCTGATAGTTACTTCTCCCTGCTCGTCCATCTCCACTTCTACCACTTTAAATACTCTTTTGCTTGTTAATTGAGTGCCAAGAACAAACAGCCATCCCTTATTGGCGGCAAGACTTGCTGCGACACTGTTGGACACATTTACAGAAGGCAAGCTCTTCACTTCATCCGCCCCATCGTAGATGAGAACACTAAACGTGCCATTGATCGGCTCTTCTGACAATGGAAGGTTCAATACTCCACCTTCTTCTACTACTCCGCTTTTAATGTTGTCCCAACGGTTTTCGTCTGTTTGCACGTAAATATACGCGCCAGGTTTTACTGGCGCCTCAGTTGGGAATGTTTTGAATTCCACAGCTCTGCGAACGTATCGCCTTTGCATGCACATCATCATCCCATAGTGCAATGCTTGAGTGCGAGAAGTTACGAATTGAGATAAATCAAAACTCACTCGCCTTGCATCGTTTTCGTCTGCGTCAGCAAGCTTAAGTGTTAAGCTTGTGTTCTGCGGGAAAACACCATCACGCTCAGGAGCCCTGTAAATAACTGTTGCAATGATGTCTTGAGTTGAATCTCCATAGTCAAGAAATTCCTCTTTGTAGCTATCTTCTAGAATATTCCCTTGATTAAATAACGCGCTAATAGTGATTTGCCTGTAAATTCTACCGGTCGCATCAACTGGCAACGCCGGAATCAACGTATCTCGTCCACCAATACGGGCAAATTCTAACATGCTATAGGGAGCAATTTCAGCCCAAAATTCACGCCATGCACGAGCATCCGCAATCACTCCATCCATAAAATATCCCATTGCTCTGCACATTCTTTTACTTATGCCAAGTTGATCAATGTCAATACCCGCTGGATCTGCAAATTGACCGATGCCATTTTGCTTGTCGAGCACGGTGTCAAGGAAAATATCGGGAGCATAATTACTTTGCCCATCTGGATTAATGGGATAGGAAGATAGCCCATTGGTGTCCGGCCCGGTGATTCGCCTAAGCCTTTTGCCTTTTGTTACAAACACGCTTAAAGACTTGAGATTTTTAATCTCTTTGCCGCTGAAAGAATTGAAACCAGCAAGCGACATGCCAGCGTAAATGTCTGGATAATTTACCGCGTAGTTGGGGTCATTCTGCTGCTCGGTTACTGCTGTAATCTCAAACTCTGGGCCGGAATCAAAAGAAAATTGAATATTGCAATCGGAAGAGCAAGCGGCAATACGATCCCTGTTGCCACTGGCTTTTAATACCATCGAAGGGGAATATAGCGCCCATTCATCAAGAGCAAAAGGACTCTTATTCTTAGGAGGAAGATTATTCCTTCCTGGAGCCCTATCTGAGCCAAAGTACAGCACCTTCGCTCCTGGGATGCCCGGAATATCGATGCTATTGGGAGCGCTTAAATTTTGCCCTGCATTTAAATAGGCGAATCTTAATGCGCCATATTTAAGGGCTTCTGACGGCACGTCAAATACAGGCTCAAATCTAAACGCCCAGCGCTTTGTATTGTCTGGGGCATCAAAGTAAATTGGGAAAAAGAATTCATTATCGGCAGCTCTGCGCAGAACAAACACGCGGGGAACTAGCCTCCAGCTTGAATCAGGAGCGCTTGCTTCTTTTGTAAACATCAAGAAAAATGCGCTCCTAAATTTCAAGCCATTATCGGAATTGCGATAGCCATCTACATTCACTTCTCCGTATGTCTTTTGCCGTCCTTGTACGCGCATAAATGCCTTGCCTTTGATTGCAAAATTAACCACTTTGCAGGCTGAAATGGTTTCATACGATGCCTGAGAAATTTTCACCAGGCACTTAGTAGCGAGATAGTCATTAAGCGACTCCGGGCTTGCTAACTCAGTTTCAATTGCGGCAATTTGGCGTTGAATGGAAGAAATTTCATTGGCAAGAGCTTGATTCCTCCTGTCCATCGCAGGGTAGTCAATTTGAATGAGACTGGCAATCCTGCTTTCAATTTGACGCATTCTGTTTCTCACTCTTTTGAGAATGCGCCTTTCTTCTATCGCATTTAACGCGCCAAGCGCTCTACGGTCTTTTACTATGTCAGACAAGTCTGTATCATTTATAACTTGATAGCCTTCTATTCGTGAAAACTGCCGCTGCACATCATTGACAACGGTCTCAATACTTGATAGATAGTTAAATAATTTTTGATCCGCAAAGTTTCTGTCCCGAATATAAAACTCAAGCCTTTTTCTCAAGTCCCTAACCGTAACTTTTAAGTCTGCAATTCTTACTCTTCTTCTTGTAATTTCACTAGTTCTAGGATTTGGCCTTTTGCGCTCCTCTACAATTTCTTCACGCTCGTTTTCCATCTCATTCTCAAGCGTATTTATATCATCCGCAAGTTTAATGATTTCCCCTGGAAATAAATCTCTGTTCTCTAGTACGTATTCGTCCATCTGAGATGGCGTCCTAACGACATAGGCAATGTCATCGACCAAGCCTTCAATTGTATCAATTTCCTTGTTGAATGCCGAGAAAGCACTTTGTTGCGATGCGGTTAAATTGGTAATTGTAATTGGCATGTTTAATGCCAGTTGGTCTTCTTTCGCCTTAAGATTTGCTTTTAGCGTTGGCAGTAATTTACTAAGCTCTTGCTCTTGATCTCCTACACTTTGGGTGGCATAGTCTTCAAGCGGCCCATAGCCACCATTGACTCCACCAGTATCATCAAAGCATTCCAGTGTGACATTCAATCTCTTGGAATCCAAATCATCATCACCATCAATTGCCACCACCTTAAATTTTGCACTGCCAAGCTTATAAATACTTGCCACGTCCATGGAAGATGCCGCCACAAGGCGATCCTCTTCTGCTTGTTTTTCTGCTATGTTGCCTTTGCCATCATTTTTTGCAATTTCTAAGACAATTCGATGACCAATGGGAAACGGTAGTCTTGATGTCCCATAAATACCAGGCCAATAGGCGCCTCTTTGCGCAACAGTAATTCTATTGTTGCTCCCCTTAGGACTGCCGTTCGTTTCTCTTTCGTACACGTCCACGTTAATAGGGATGGGACTTTCAATTCCAAAAGATGAAAACGATGACGGGGAAAAAGATTGACTAAATCCGTCGAAAGCATTTGGGGCAACAATATATGGCTTGTAAACTGTATCAACTGGTGGTCGCCCAGATCTTGATGGGTCTTGCGAATCTCCTTTTAGAAGATTGTTAAACGTGATGGGACCACCAGATCGGAAGTAAAACCAATTGCCAGTGTTGACAAATTGTCGAGCCGGCGTTTGACCAAATGCAATACGCTCAGCAGAAATTTCTACAATATCAGAACTGCCAACGGCGGCCAGTATTTGCATATACTGCCTGGCTCCATAGCTATGCACTGCAGACCACAGCAATGAAGTGGCGGCCCTTACGCCACCATTAGGATTGGTATCGATGTCTGTATAGACAAGATTGACTGGACTGCCATATTGAGCCAAATCTTGAGCGCTATCGAAACCAAATCGAGGATTAAACCTCCGCTCACGGCGACTGCCGGGAGCATCTGGACTATCAATTTGAGGCTTTGGCGCTAATAATGTTGCCGCAACCTGAGCAACTGTCCCAACAATGGAAATAATTGCAGCGGCAAGCGCCCATTCAGCGCCAGTGCCCATTCTTACATCAAAGATAGTGCCATCCTTAATGTCCTTATACTGCTCTTGATAAGCAATAAAACGAAAATATTCCTCTTCCGTGATCGCAAGCGTATCAATTAGAGCGCGTTCGTAGGGAAGGATGCGTCTCATTGCTTAATATCAGGCAGCATTTTAAACAGCTTCAACGATGGAAAAGATGGAGACCAATATGATCGTCCATTCCTTGAAACTGTGACTATCCCTCCATCATAAGCCACCCCCACTGCTATTTCACCGCCAGGCCTTGGAAGAATAATCGCCACATTTCCATCGTCTTTAGTTGTTGTCCTTTTTCCATTTTCAAACAACCATCTAATCACTCTTTTTATTGGCAAATTACCGCTATCGTATTCATCGTAAGCCCACTTGAAATCATCTTCATAATCGTACAACCCAAGTCTTCTCCTCACTTCACAGACAAGCATAAAGCAATCGCTTTTACCTTCTCCATCAGACGGTCTAGCCCTTCGCTCATATGAAAGGCCAATCAGATCATTAATCATTGCAAGCGCAAGTCTGCATTAAGCGGAAGAATTCCAACGTTTTGCCTGTTTAGCTGTTGTGCTGGGAACGAGGCCCCAACACTATCCATTGCGCTCCTGAAGCGAAGTTCAATGGTAGTGTCGCTAAACGCAGCGCCAACACCAATATAGTATTCCGTATATTGATTTACCACTGTATAGCTGGCGTAATTAGAAATATCATTGGAAGCCATCCACACTGTTCTTAGCTGTAGCTTACTAAGGCGATTGCCCTCTCCGTCTTCAACCATTGCAATGGCAAAAGCAGTATGAGGAAACAAAAGCTGAAGAGCGGGATTATCGCCTCCTAGCGCCGCCGTAGAGCCTCTTGCCTCAAAGGGTGCATGGCGATACACTGGTGAAGCAGTGCCAGGGATTGCTACTGCCGTAAAGTCTTTACCAAAGAAATAGTTCTGATAGTAATGACTGCGTTGATTCGCCGTTTCAATGAAAGCGAAATGCGCCACGCGGATTGTAGGCATCATAATTAAACGCCAGAATAATCCAGCTCGCCAATTAGCCTCACTGTAACAGTGCTACGCCCATTGAATACACTCTCAACTTGCGGAGGTTCTGCGTATTCCCAAAGGATATTCGTGGGAGCTTGCACAACGCCTTTTAGCGTTGTGCTCATGCCAGAAAATATATCGTCGGGAAGATTAAAGCGGGAATAGTTTCCATATTGCCCATAGTAATGATCAAGAATGGCCTTTGTATTGGCGTCAGAAATATTTTCAAACTGAAGATCAATGACGTGACCAAACGAGCGATTGCCAAACACTCGCTTAACAGTTGCTCCTGAAAGCCCACGATAAACCTTTGTGGGAAA